TGCTGCTTCATTAGCTGTGCCTCCAGCCTCAATACGCTTAGAAGGTGCTACACCATTAACTCGTTGGTATCTAGCCTGTAGACCTTCAACTGCTAATTTTGCTAACCCAATGTCGCCTGATTCTATTACTGCCATGTTGAAACTTGCAATCTCTTGGTCGTTAAGGTTGGACAGTGCCCACTCTTGTAACTCACCATAAGCTGCTTTGTCACCAACTACACTAATAATCTCTGCGTCATTCTTTGCGATCACTGCTTGATGTCCTTGTACAATCATATCAAAATGACTACCTAGACCAGCTTTATCTAATGATGCTTTTTGTTCATCTGACAGTCCACCATTTAAGGCAGCACTTACCAGATCATCTAATCCTTTTGAAAATTCTTCATCAGAGTCCACTTCTTCTGATGCTTCTGTTTTCTGTAAACCTACTTCACTACCATTATCTCTAATACTGTCGGGAGTATCTACTTGTTCAGCTGTGGGGCTTCCCTGAGTTTCTACCTGATTAGTCTCCATTGGTTGTTCATTAGATTCTATACTTGTACTTTCACTACTTTGCTCTGAATTTTGTTGTTCATCACTCATAATTTATTATCCTTCTTGTGGTTTCATTGCACCGTTAATTGCTGGTGCTATTGCAGCTTGTTCAAGTTGTGCTTGTTGTGCCGCTTGTTGTTCTTGTTGTAACTCTTCTTGTGATTTAATTAACTCTGATGTACCAATATCTAAACTATTAGCTACTCTGGCAATCATCTCTGGCATCTTCATATAAGTACCAAATTCTTGACCTAGAACTGCTTGCATAGTTTGAATGAATGTACTGATAGAATTAAACTCAGTTCCTCTACCTAGGGCAGCTGAACCTGTGATTACTTCTAAATCAATAGAGTCTTTTAGTGCATCATTAATTAAACCTTTCTGCTTTAATCTTATTAAGTATAATTTAACTAATGGCTCTTGAAGGACATTAGCTAGTGTAGAATATATACCGCCTAGAGATACTTCAAGTTCTTGTGAAACTCGTCTAATCTCTTCAGCTGTGACTCTCTCAGCGTTACGTCTTACAGAACTATCTAATAGGAACATAGTACTCAGATCCATTCTAAGTATTTCCATTTCTGCTTGACCTACCTGTAAGTCCATACGCTTATCTGCTTGAAGTGTACCTACATCATCTGGTGATCCCATTAATACATCACCTGATTGTGCTGATTGTAACTTCTTAGTAGTAAGTGTAGCATTAGGTCTAACTAAGTATATAATCCTAGCTGACTCTGCTGCTGCCTCTAGTACAGACTTTCTTAAACCTTCATATGAGTTTAAGTCACCAATGAAATCTTCAACATATGATCTTCCATAACTTTCGCCTCTATCGACGAATGGTACAAATATATATGGTAATTCTTTAGGCTTGTGCCTACCTTCAGTACCTTTAATCTTAATGTTAAGAATCTCTTGGTGTTCATCATACATACCATCATCAGCTCTTTTAACTACTGTGTATACATCAAGATCTTTCTCATCCTTCATATGCTTCTCAGATAAGTCTGGTGACTTACTAAGCTGTGCTTTAGTCTCATTATCAAGTTCAGAATATACTAGACACTCTTTGATAATCAATTCTAATACTCGTTTACTTTTACTACGTTTAATACCAAAGTTCTCCATACTGATTACTTTAGGGTCTTCAGTTTGAGGTACATGTAGTATAGATGAACCACCAACAACACATTGTTTAATCATATCAACAAGTGACGATCTTAGTTGTGACGTTTCCATTTCATTTACAATACTCTTCTCTAATACTTGTAGTGCTTGATCTATCTCACCTTCACCTTTCTTCATTTCCTTTAAAGTTATAGGGTTTAAACCCATCTTAAAGAAAGCTGTTGCAGGGGGGAATAAGGTAAGTATAATTTTGTTTGCTAAGTTGTTAACACCTCGGGCACCTAGTGACTGATAAGGATTAGGGTAACTACGACCTTCATGCTCATCATTGTATTGTCCAGTGTATAACTGAGGTATTGTAAGTTTAGCTGCTGATTCTGCTCTGTCTAGATAATCTTTCCTAGCGATAACTAGTTTGTCATATCTCTTTTTTGCATTCATTATACTTGTAGTCCAGTGTCACCAGTAGACAATCCCATGCCTGATGATACTGCTGAACCTTTTTTCTTTTTACGTTTACCACCTAAGATGATACTCGAACCTTCACCAGCTTCTGTATTAGCTGCTCTAACTTTTAACTCAGCGTCACGCTGTGCTGTTTGTCTTTCCTGTGCTGCTGCTGCATCTCTAGCTGCATTTCTAGCTGACTTTTCAGCAATACGCTTACTTTGTCCTAGTGTTGCAACATCAACAATATCAGTACCTAACTGACCAACTTTTGCTACACCTTCACCAATACCACCAACGATACCTGCTGCACCTTCACCAATAGGTTTAGCAATTTTACCAACCTCATCTAAACTATTTGTTACAAAATTATCATCTAAGCTTAACCCACTTGTAACATCATTAATACCTTTAAATCCTGTACTTGCTACATCACTAACTGCTTTTGTAATAGCCGCTACTGGACTCGATTTACCACCCATATTTCCTCCTCATTGTTTAACTAACATAAGACTAGGTATTGGTCTACGCATCTTACGTGCCGTAGCTTCCATCTCACCTATAATCTTAATACATTCATCATATGACATAGCCTTACTAAACCCTGAACCATCAATAAGTATTTTAAACTTCTCGATCTCTGGTTTATCAGCTATAGCCCCCTTTACTCTTCTACTCTTTGGTGGCTCCTTTATAACGTCCTTGCCATACTTACGTTCTCTTTTATTTGTCTTTGTCATGTTTTTCCTCAAATTTCTTATTGAAACATTTCTCACAATATTCACCATCATCTTTTGTGTTGTGTTTTGTACAACCATATGATGATAGATACCACAATGTCATGACTTCTTTATCACACTCTTCACAATTAAACGGCATCTTTATCCTTCTTTGCTAATCGCTTAGCTTTATTTTTCTCAGCGGTTTCTAACTTTTTAGACTTCTTAGCTGCTGCTAATTGTTCAATATATTCTGCTGACCATTCATCAAGTAACTCACAACCTACATTTAAAATCTTAAATGGGTTATATGTTTCTTTAAAGTTAATAAGCGCAACATAATCTGACTGGTGTAATATACGAGCTTGACCAATTTGCTTTAATAGCTCATCTTTAGCCTCTGCTTTATACACCATGTAATATCTAACATAGCACTGCTTTAACATCTCAAGCTCATTCTGACAGTCCCTAAGTGCTGCATCTGCCTTGACCTTACCGATCTTTGGGCAGCCTTTATAGCCGTCCACAGTGTCTCCTGTGAGTACCTGAGTATATAGGAACTTCATAGCCTGTACATATGTTGGTGTCCAGAATTTTCCTTCCTTAAAGTCCCATTGTCTTACAGGTATAGTCCTAAGATCTTTATCTTGACTATATATTGATATATTAGGATCACCGCCAGTACCAAAGATACCCATACAATCATCAGCTTCTAAATTTTCAATCAGTAATAGATTATACTTCTCAGCATTCTCTTTAAGATACTCTCTAAGCCATGTAAGACCTAAAGGTTTAACTACTGTTTTACGGTTAGATTTATAAGTAGGGAAATGTTCCTTCCTGTAATTCTTAGAGCATGAAATACTATAGATTATATTCTCTCTATCATATCCACATGTCTCTGCAATATTATCTAATCCACTCTCTAACAACTTAACAATAGCATCTTCATCAAATGATTTACATACTTGGTCATCAAATTCTGTAATGTCTTCTGTAACTCTACCAATTGTAAAGTTAAGAATATCTCCATCAACTATTAATGTCTTTGGTTTACTTTCCATAACTACCTCTTTCTTCTAAATATTTTATTGCATTTTTTAATACTTTAATGCTATCACCTAATTTACCAATACCAGTGTTACAATTGGAACACAATAGTCCTCTTATATCACCAGTATCATGATTATGGTCGACCGCTAACCACTTGACTTTACCTTTATTATCAAGATTAGTCTCAGCATTATTACATATCTTGCACCTACCTTTTTGGTCTAGGAACATTATATTATAATCATCAATACTGATATTAAATCGTTGCTTTAGGTTATAGCCCCTTGTTGAGTCTGGTCTTTCATCTCTTATTTTTAATGCTTTAGCCTTTGTACAGACCTTACACTTAGACGCATGACCATCCTTACTTGCAGCACGTTTATTGAATTGATCTAATTCCTTAACGATACCACACTTAGAGCAAGGCTTCATTATTTACCCAACATTACATTGGCAATTTCCTGACACATCATAGCTGGTTCTTTATCATTAGTAATAACATGATCAAACTCATAGTTATCTAGTGCTGTCTCAGTGCTATCAGTTGACCTTGAGGAGTCCACATTGTCACCCCGTTGCTCACCCTCAATCCTAAACAGTAGACCATACTTCTTAAAGAAGTTTGCTTCATTTGGGAATCTAATATCATCACATATGATAACATCAAACTCACTAGCAATAGCATCTTTAGCAAATTGACCTAGCCAAAAGTCAGGATCTTTATCCCTACCCCATTGACCTAGCATAATTAATAAGTCTCTGTCCTTAGCACCTTCTAACTCCATACCATACTCTTTGTATAACATGTCTTGTGCTTTGTATAATGGTGAAGCCATAGACCCAATAAATGTATTAGGTAATGCTGCTTGTAATAGGTGAGCAATAGTGGATTTACCCACCGCCATCTTACCTGATATTCCAATAAATAATTTTTGCTTACTCATAGTAATTCCTTATTTTCTAAATCGTTTCTCTTGTGTTCTACCAAATGCGTATATTGATACGAATGCTGTTGCTAGGAAATAGAAATCAGCTGGTAAAGGCTCTAGTTCTGGTAGATATATGTTTAATTCAAAACAATTATCTGCTAACAATGCTAAATGGTATAAAGGGAACCTTACAAATAAGGCACCAAATACTATTAATGCTGAGATAGGTCGCCAACTCTTTTGTAACCAAGAGTCTGACTGTAACTCAGCAAGTCTTATATCTTTATCAGCTTCGACACCAGCTGTCAACGCTTTGTCATATGATGTCTGTATATCAGCTTGCAGTTTCAACGCTGCATTACTGTCTGGTACTACTTTGGTAATAAGTTTAAATATATCATCTAACATATTACCTCCTAGTTTTTTGATATTGTGGTTGTGTATTAGACTGGCTTTCTAAAAGCTTCTTAATACCTCTTAAATTTTTAAATAAATCTCTACTCTTAGGTGCTGAACTAAGTACATGCTCTTTAGCTAAATACTCTATCGTCCTAAGTAGGAACCCAATTATAATATTAACTTGTATGTCTTCTTTAGCTATGTGTTTATCAAACTTACTTGGATGATCTATGTCATACTCTTCTGTTGGTGCTCTCATAACTGATACATATAAAGCTGCTGCTTTAATTATTTTAATTTGTTGTGCCATTGGTAATTTTTCCATGATATCTCCTTAAGATATGTTGAGCAGTTTTAAATTCATACTCAGGAATAAAGGTGGTGGGCGCAAGGTGAGGTTTTAATCTCTACAGTGCCCTGTACTTACTGTCATTACTGATACCTCATAATGTCTCCCCTTTGATTTAATACATATAGGCTTGTAGGTTACTTGTTATTTTCAGTAACCGCATATCATATTAATGTGTGTCAGCCCAATTAAGACCTGACTTACTATCGGAATCTAGTTTAATTCTAATCTTCAACTTCTCTTGGGTGAAAGTCATTGCGTCTTTAGATATTTTATCTAGTTCCTCATGTGTTATTTTTTTATCATCGTAAGCTATTTGAAGCTCATCATGCACGAATGCTAGTTGCTTTACATAGTCCTTATATTCAGGATCTCTCTGCTCTAGTACTTCATGTATTCTGTTCATCCATGTCTTACATACGATGGTTCCAGCTGACTGTAATAAGTAATTAAGTGCTGCATGTTCACTAGAACAGTATATGTGTCTACCATCTAATGCTTTAACAAAGCCTCTTGTTCTTATTACACCCTTAACTGTTGATGTTAGTTGTGCAAGTGCTGGTAAATTTTTATCAAAATTACTAACAACTTCCTTCATTTTAGATACTGACATACCACAAGTATCAGCTAAACCGTTAATACCAGACCCATAGATCTTAGCATATATAAAAGTTTTTGCAGTATCTCTACTATCTAGACCTGCTGCATTCTGATTAACTGTGTGTATATCACCATTAAGTACTGTATCTGCATACTCACCATCGTCAAATGCCCACATATAATGTGCTAGCATTCTTAATTCAAGTCCTGATGCATCGGTACCAAATAATTTCATACCTTCAGGAGCCTTAAATAGCGTCCTACACTCCTTACCCCATGGTGATCTAACCGCTGGTATCTGTGCTAAGTTAGGCTTCATATGAGAGCATCTAGAGGTCGCAGCTCCTAACGTATTCACTCGCCCATGTATTGCTTGAGTGTCTTCATTATAT